GACGCAATACCTTCTAGCCTTTATGGAAAAGAAGATTTATTTATGTATGTCGGATCTGCTGCAGCTAAATTCTATGTTCAAGCATTAGGAGGATTTGCAGCTAACGGATTAGGGGCAAATGGTGTAAACGCACAAGGTACTCAATGGTGGAACAACGGATCTTTAACTGTAAACGGTGTTAAGATATTTGTTTGTCCAGGAATGAGTGCTAACAAAATGTATGCAGCTCAACGTAGCAACCTATATTTTGGAACTGGAATTTTAAACGACACGAATGTTGTTAAGGTTTTAGATATGGCAGATTTAGACGCTTCAAACAACGTTAGAATGGTAATGAGATTTACATCTGCTGTTCAGTTTGGCATCGCTTCTGACTTGGTAGAATACGCTTAAAATAATTAACTAATCAAATTTAAAGGGGTAGGTTCTGCCTACCCTTTTTTATTTAAAATAATATAAAATAATATGGCTTGTACATTAAATACTGGACGTAAAGTCCCATGTAAAAGTGCCTTTGGAGGCATAAAAACTGTGTTTATGGCTGACTTCGGAGACATTACTGGGTTAACTATTGACGCTACTACTAAAGAGGTTACTGCATTAGCAGGATCGCCAACTTGGTATCAGTATGATGTAAAAGGAAACTCATCTTTAGAAACGACAGTAACGTCATCTAGAGAAAATGGGACAACTTTTTATACTCAGACATTAAATTTAACGCTTACTTTCTTAGACGCACAGACTCAAGCAGAGCTACAAACAGTAGCTGTAGCAAGACCTTACGTTGTCGTTGAGGATTACTACGGAAACAGTTTCCTATGTGGATTTGAAAACGGAATGGAATTAACGGGCGGTACTGTAGTAACAGGAGCTGCGGCAGGAGATCTGTCAGGCTTTACGATTACTATGGAAGGCATGGAAGAGAGAGCACCGTACTTTTTAACTACGGCTGTAACATCTTCGGCAGCACAAATAGATCCTACTTTGACTGCACCTCCAGTACCAGGATCATAATAATTAGTTTTTTGGTTATAAAATTAAGCACTCTTTACGGGGTGCTTTTTTTTTGTTATGGCTAATTTAACAAAATCAGTCTTTTTTTACGTTATATAAGTGTATGATAATCTTAACAACATCCGCATCAGCTCAAGAATTAAAAGTTATTCCAAGAGAATACGCTGACTCATATACAATGACTGTTCGTGATGACAGTACTAACGTAATTAAGAGCTACGATATTACGACGGCAGGGAACGCAGTAGCGACAGTAGGAAACTACCTGACTTTTAACGCTACGTTTAATCCTGTTTTAGTTGAAAATCATTTCTTTGATCTAAGACTATTTATTGATTATAATTTTTGGAATACTAATTATAGTTTATGGGAATTATATGACGTTAAATGGAACACCGACGACGGTCAAGTAGTAGATATTTTTAATGACAAGATATTCTGCACAGATCAAGACATCGATCAGTTAAATCAAAACGACTATTACAAATTAAACAAAGACCAATTCACTTTTTACAACGGCTTTGATAACACTTATACAGTTAGATGAAAAAAACAAGATTAAGAAACGATAAAGGACAGTTTAAAAAAGAGTCTAAAGCGTCAAAAGTATCAGAGTTTGGTTTTGTAAACCTCAGCACCTATACGAGTCCAGAGATTAAAGAGGTAAACGGCGAAGAGTGGATCGAATACGGAGCAGATAACAACTATTTTCAATACTTAATCGACAGATATAACGGCAGTCCTACTAATAACGCTGCAATAAACGGCATTAGCCAAGCGATCTACGGCAAAGGGCTTAACGCTACCGATGCAAATAGAAAGCCTAATGAGTACGCTCAGATGATCTCTCTGTTTAAGAAGGATGTCGTTAGAAAACTATGCTACGATCTAAAGTTAATGGGACAATGTGCCGTACAGGTAATATATGCTAAGGGCAGAAAGAAAATAGCACAGCTAGAACACATGCCAATAGAGACTTTAAGAGCAGAAAAGTGTAATGACGACGGCGATATACCTGCGTATTACTATTTTAAAGACTGGGCTAACATTAAAAGAAGCGATACGCCTCTTAGAATACCCGCATACGGTATGTCAAAAGAGGATATTGAGATATACTACATTAAACCTTACAAGTCTGGTTTTTACTATTACTCTCCTGTCGATTATCAAGGAGGTTTACAGTACGCTGAACTAGAAGAGGAGGTTTCTAACTATCATTTAAACAACATAATGAATGGATTAGCTCCTAGTATGTTGATTAACTTTAATAATGGTACACCGAACCAAGAAGAACGTGCTTTAATCGAAGGAAAAATTGCGAGAAAATTCTCAGGATCTAGTAATGCAGGTAAATTTATCCTTGCTTTTAACGATAATAAAGAAAGCTCGGCAGATATTCAGCCAGTTCAATTAAGCGACGCACATAATCAGTATCAATTCTTATCAGAAGAAGCACAGTCTAAGATTCAAGTAGCTCATAGAGTTGTTTCGCCTTTTTTATTAGGTATTAGAACCAGTACAGGTTTTTCAAGTAATGCAGACGAAATTAAGACGGCATCTTTATTAATGGACAATACCGTTATAAGACCGTTTCAAGAGCTTTTAATCGACTGCTTTGATAATATACTTTCTTACAACGAGATTAGTTTAAATCTATACTTTACGACATTACAGCCTTTAGAATTTACAGAGATCGACAGCTCGATACAAGACAAAGAAGACATAGAAGAGGAGACAGGAGTCGAAATGGAGCGTTTTAGTCTTAAAAAAATAGACGGAAAACAAGCATACAAAACAAAAGAAGAGGCTATTGCTAAAGCAGAAGCTGACGGTTGCGGAGGTTATCATGAACACGAGGTTGAGGGCGTAGTATATTACATGCCTTGCGAAAATCATGATGACGCTGTTGATTTAAAAGCTCCATGTTGGGATGGTTACGAGCAATACGGAACTAAAATGAAGGACGGAAAAGAAGTCCCTAACTGTATTCCTGTAAAAGCCTGTAATCATGAAAAGCTATCAAGCGACAACGTTAAAATAGTCTTAGGATCTCTAGGAAAGACAGGCGTAAAAATGGATGACAACTGGGAGGTTGTAGACGAATTAGACGAAGAGTCAGAATACAGTAATGAGGATTGGGCAAGTTTCTTAATAAAGGAAAAGCCAGAAACTACATTATCAAAGATTAAAAAGATTGTAGGGTTAAACAAAGACTATGTTCCATCTAAAAACAGCGGATCTGCATATAGTGATCTAGATTCTAAAAACGGATTATACAAGATTAGATATAAATATGCACGAGGCATGAGTAAATCAGGTAAGTCTAGAGACTTCTGTACGCAAATGATGGAGATGAGCAATAAAGGTATTGTGTGGCGTATTGAAGATATTGACAAAGCGAGTTATTTTGACGATGTAAACGTAGAATTTAGACATAAGCCTAGCATGGATTATAACATCTTTGAATTAAAAGGCGGTGTATTCTGTCAACACAAATGGGTGCGTGTATTATATAGGCTAGAAAGCCAAACAGAGGTATCTAAGAACTTAGGCAACTACAAAAAGACTAGAACTATCCCGAAATCTTATTTGCGTTCGCCTAGAGGCTCTAAAAAGGCAGGAATAGCAACAGACAGACAAGCAGGAAGAGGAGTATATCCTAAATAACATAAATTATGGCAACAGTATTATTTATAAATAGAACAGATCTTGTAAGAAATTCGATTATTGACGGAAACGTTGATACTGACAAATATATTCAGTTTATTAAACTGGCTCAAGAGATCCATATTCAAAACTACATGGGTACAAAGATGTACGAAGGTCTAACTGCAGCCATGCCTAATATTGATCAACCCGCAAACGCTAGATGGAAAAATCTATTAGATGATTACATCGTTTCTATGCTTATTTGGTTTGCTCAAGTTGATTATATTCCTTTTGCTAGTTATCAAATACGCAACGGAGGTATGTTTAAACACCGATCCGAGAACGCAGAGACGGTTTCTAAAGAAGAGGTGGATTATCTAGTTGAAAAAGCTAGAACTAACGCTGAATGGTATTCTAGGAGGTTTATTGATTACATGAGTTTTAATCAGACTTTATTTCCTGAGTACACTAGCAACACAAATGACGATATATATCCGTCTTACGACGCAACATTTAATGGTTGGGTTCTATGACATATAAGATAAAAAAGGAAAACATTAAGAAATTAAAGATCTTCTTAAAAAAGGTCAAAAATAACAAAACAAAAAAAGAAAAGAATGGCAACTCTATTTAACACTAAAATATCTCAAACCTACGAGGGTCTGATTAAGACGTTTGATAATGCAGCAATTACTGCGACGCTAAAAGAGCTTACAGACGGATCTGGAAACCAGTCGGGTTTATACATGAATACGGCAGGGGATTTTAAAGTAACGAATATTTTAGAATGGGGATCGCTTAAAGATACAGGCACAGGAGTTACAATAACTCGTTTCGTAACTTCTACTGACGGCATAGAGAATTTTGATAATAACACGTCTCTGCCTACATCGGCTGCCGTAAAACTATACGTTGATTCTAAATTTGCTACGTCAGACACTTTAGAAGAAGTTTTATCATTTGGCAATACAACAGGAGCAAATAATATAGTTATACAAAAAAGCATACAGTTACCAACAACAACTACAAACAATGGAACACCTACAGATGTTGGTGTAATATCATTTGGTGGAACTTTTAGTAATGGAAATAGAATATTTAATGATGCTACAGGTGGTAATTTAAGAATACAGGGAACTGATAATTTACAGTTATTTGCTCCAAATCATAAAATTTCAAATGTTAATGGTAGTTTAATTATAGCAGGAGATACTGGAGTAAAATTATATTATCAAAATTCAGAGAAATTAATAACTACAGCTACAGGAGTTACAATAACAGGTAGACTTTCGGGATTAACAAATCCTACATTAGCACAAGACGCTACTACAAAATCTTATGTAGATGCTTTAGATGCAGGTAGCGATCTAGATATAACAGACGGTACAACTGCAGGAGCAGTAAACCTAAACACACAGTCTTTAAGCATTCTAGGAACGACTAACGAGATAGATAGCGTTGTAAGTGGTCAAAGCGTTACTTTAGGATTACCTAATGAAATTCATGTAAACGTTTTAGGTAATTTAACAGGCAACGTAACGGGTAATGTTACGGGCGATTTAACAGGTAATTCAGCAGGTACTCATACAGGATCTGTTATAGGAAACGTTACAGGGGATCTTACAGGAAACGTTACAGGAAATTTAACAGGAACTGCTAGTAATGTAGATGTAAGTAATACAGCGACTAATCAAAATCAATATATTTTACAATCAGCAGGAACTTTAGGAAGTCAAACTGTTTTTGCAGACTCTAATTTATATTTTAATCCTGTTACAAATCTTTTAACAGTTGATGGATCAGGAGCTATTACAGGAGACTTAACAGTTACAGGAAATATTACAGGCGGTGGTGGATCGTTCCTACCTTTAGCAGGTGGAACAATGACTGGCGATACTATCCATAATGATAATGTAAAATCTATTTATGGAGCAAGTTCTGACTTACAGATTTATCACGATGGTAGTATTTCAAAAATTATAGAATCAACAAGTGAGTTACAGATAAGTAGTGCAGGTTCAAATTTATATATTCAATCTGTAACAGGAGAAAATGGAATTAAATTAATACCTAATAACTCTGTTGAATTATATTACGACAATGCTATAAAACTTGCAACTACAAACGGAGGAATATCAGTAACAGGTGGTGGTAGTTTTAGCGGTAATGTTGAAATGGCTGCTAATAATATAAATTTTGCAAATAACGGAAAAGCAAGATTTGGTAATCAAGCTAATTTACAAATACATTCAGACGGCTCTAATTCTTATATAGATAACACAGGGGTAACTCAATCAACAATATTTAAAGTATCAGATAATTTTGCTTTAGACACGACCGCTTTAACGATCTCTAGAAACGGCGATTTAACTACAGGACGAAACGTAACGATTGCAGGAGATCTTACAGTAAACGGTACTACAACGACCGTAAACTCGCAAACACTAGCAGTCGTAGATCCTTTAATACAATTAGCAAAAGATAATACAGCTAATAGTTTAGATATTGGATTGTATGGAGACTATAACGACGGCACGGGTAGATTTTTAGGACTATTTTCTGACGCATCAGATTCTAATAAATTTAAACTATTTAAAGGCTTAACAGTAGAGCCTACAACGACAGTCAATATTGGTGCAACAGGATATGCAGCAGCAGATTTGGTATTGGCAGGATTAGTAGCCGAAGAAGACATTGAAATTAGAAGTGGTAATAAACTTATTTTACAAAGACCAAACAATGCAGTTGCAACTGAAATATCTACAGATGTAAACGGTACAATGATTTTAAATAGTCTAAACAATGAAGGATTTAAATTACAAAACAATGGTACAGATTTATTAGAAATTGGGAATGTTTCACTAACAGGAGCAAATTTTGCAGGAAATGTAAGTTTACTAGATAATAAAAAAGCAATATTTGGAGCAGGAAATGACCTTCAAATATATCACGATGGTACTAATTCATTTATAGAAACTTCAACATCAAGTACTGGAGATTTATATATAAAAGCACAAGGAACAGGACACGAGTTAGTTTTACAAGCAACAGATGATATATTAATAAGACCTCAAGGTGGTAATAATGGAATTAAAGTTATAGGTCAAGCATCAGTAGAACTTTATTATAACAATGTTTTAAAGTTTGAAACTACAAGCACAGGGATTGATGTAAGTGGTACAAGCTCAACTTTTGCAGGAAAGTTAGGAATAGGAGTTGCTGCATCAAATCAGCTTACAGTTAATTCTGGTACTCAGTCTGACATAGTAACTTTTCAGAATGATAATGGCAGTATGGTATTTGGGCAAACTGCAGGTTTAACATCTTTAGACTTAGCCACAGGTAATGCGTTTAGAATAAGACAAGGTTCAGTAATTCCTTTATCTATAAATGGTTCTGGAGACTCAACTTTTTCAGGAACAGCAAGTGCTCTTACAGTTATTGCAAGGGATAATTTATTTATGGGTGTTGGTCAATTCTATTTAGGAGCAGAAACTGGAAGCGTAGATGAAACTTATAGACAAAGAGTTTCTTCTGGCTCATTTTTTATAGAATCAAGGGAGTCAGGAACTTGGACTAATAGGTTACAAATAAATACTGCAGGAACTTTAATTGTTCAACAGGGAGCAACTATTGGTACATTACTTAGTTTACCTGAGATATCTGTACAAAATCAAATAAACACAACCTCAGCAAATTTAGAATTTAATTTTAAAAATGGAGATGGTACAACTACAAATTACAAAGATTTTTATGTTAGAGATGGAAAAAATGGTGTAGTTCTACAATTACAAGGAAGTTCTAAAGACGCAACTTTTGCAGGAAATATAAATATAAGTTCGCCAGGAGATTTATATATTAACTCAGGAACTTCTTATAACAATACAGGCTCTATATTTTTATCAAATCAAAGGAGTGAAATAAGTTCTGTAATAGTAGATGGAACAGCAAATGGCGATACAGCTTTAAACTTTAAAACAAGAAGAACAGGTAATACTGCATCAGCTTTATATATAGATGAAT